GTGGTGGTGAACGAGGTCTGGGTCAGACCAGTACCCTGAGGATACTCGCCGCGCTCAATCATGTTGAGCCACATCGAGCGGTACGAGGCGCGTTTATAAACGTCCTGCGCGAGCGACTCAGTAGCCACCGCGAAGGCGTTGAAGACATTAGGACAAGCCATGAGATTATGAAATTAAACCGACGTTATCTGCGTTATGGTTGGCCATCCATCCACCACACGGTGGCTGATTATCCAACCTGCTACACGCGGAGTGTCATTGCCGCTTAGACGGTTTTGCGATGGCTGACCAAGCCTCCGCATTGCTTAAGGTCGTTACGCGCACTGACGCACAAGGGCGACTAAAGTGTCAATCACAATTAGTAATTGGCCTCAAACTCATCGGTCAGCTCCGATTGCTCCGCCATGTAGCTCTTGTATCCACAAAGTAGGCCAAGTTTATGAGGTTGGATGATATGCTCCTTCGCGATGACTCCACGGAATGTGTACGGACCTGGAAAAGTTCCTGTCATCAGAGCGTAGAAGTCCACTCCGTCGGTTTTCAACCCTTTGCGCGCATCGACCAATAGCTTTCCATTGTCATACTTGGTCGTTTTAACATCGATGCAAAATCCCGGTGGCGGCGGGACAATCGCGTCATAGAGCGGATGCGGAGGATTACGATCCGTATCCAGATCAGGATAAACATTGAACAGCTTGCAGAAAGCTAACTCGCCGCAGATTCCCTCAAGATCGACCGTATGCGGATCTTCCGCACTGATTTTTAGGTTCACCACGTTGAAATATCGATTCTTACCATTTCGATTCTTGGCTACGAAATGGGCGAGCTTACGCTCCGCTGTTGAGAGAGAAATACTTTGACCAATTTTGATTTTGTTTAGCATGGTCAAAAAGGCGGAAAATTTTTGAGGGGGGTATCGTAAACGAAGCCCACCCCCAAAAGGGGGCTGTACCCTGCCAGTCCCCATCGCCTATTCCCCGGCCGAAAACAATCCTTTTCTGTCATAAGCAAAACTTATGACGATCATAAGACAGCCCGTCGCGCACAATCACTGTTATATTCACTTCAAACCAGTCTCTCCCGTGACTTGCACTTCCGCGATTCGATCCGGCATTGAACCGAGCAGATTAATGCTCACGCTCGCTTGTTCGCCTTGTTCACTCCACCCAAACACAAGCGCCGATCGCTTGGCAACGGAACCGAGTATCTGCTCCCGTGTGGATTCATCTTTGATGCCGTCCAAGTCATAGCTGTCAATCCGCTCGAGCGTAGAGGCAGCGTCTGCCGCAAGCTTAGACCGGACTAGAGCCGAGAGCGACTCTAAGGAAGTTTCTTTTTTAAGAGAAACTGACCTCGCCTCTCGTTTAATCCTCTGCAATCCTTCCCGATGCCCTCTCTTCTCTAAAGTCGCTCTCTTCACGTTTAAACGGTCAGCAATGGCGTCCCAATCCGTCCCAGCAAGGTAGAGTCCACGGGCCGTTGCCCATTGCTCGTCGGTCATTCTCATGATCGGGACGCTAAGGACAACCGAGACAACCGACAAGTCCGCCGCCAGTTTTTCCCCAGTTTTTCCAACCGGTGGGCTTCAACCAGGTTCCAAAATATTTTTTACTTTTCTTTATTGACGCCTCGCCCCGCCTCGATCTATCGTCTCCCTGTCATGAAAAACGAATTCCGCCAAATCATCGCCGCAGTCGCCGATAGCGTAGCCACGGCCCAACTAGTCACCGTCACCCTGCCGTCGCTTGAGGCAATCGACGCTGCCGTCGGCTTTCTTCTCCGAAACTACGTCGACGTAGATTACGACCGTATCGGCTGCAGCGTCACAATTTTCGGTGACGACCAACGCGTCCATGTTTCAGAAAATGGTGACGGTGACGAAGGACATTGGGTTTTAAATCTGGTCATTCCTCCGACCGCTTTGGCAGCAACTTTCCGCAAGCCGAGCGGTGAAACCGTCACCGATTCCCTCTCTTATCACGAGCCAATGACCGACGCGTTGGACGCGGCCCGTGAAGATGCCCATCGATACGGATGGGTTTTCGTCTCCCTTCAAACCGTCACCGCCTAAATCCCCATGAAACGAAAAATCCTCTCCTTCCTAGTCTCTGCCTTCCTTTACGCTATCGCCAGCTATGCTTTCTTCCTGATTTTCTTCAAATCCCAATTCTAAAAACCCATGACCAAAAACCTCCTATCCGTCGACACCAACGCAAAAACCGTCAAAGGCCAGAAGCGTGGCTTTATGACCGGAATTCTCTATCTTGCACCTGACCGCATTTCCGGGCTTTTCAACGCATGTCCCAATGCATCCAATGGATGCCGAAACCTTTGCCTATACTACGCCGGTCGTGGCGCGTTTAACTCCGTTCAGCAAGCGCGTACATCAAAGACAATTTTCTACGTCAAAGACCGCGAAACCTTCCTTGCAACGCTGAAAGAAAACGTCACGTCGGTCATCCGTAAGGCCAAGGCCAAGAAAATGACCCCGGTCATCCGATTAAACGGGACATCCGATATCGGATGGGAACGCTACACGGTCATCCAAGCGTTCAAGAAAACCCGCTTTTACGACTATACCAAAAATTACGACCGGATGCTGACCTTTCTAGATGGAAAGCTCCCGTCCAATTATTCCCTGACCTTTTCACGCTCCGAAGCCAACGAAAGCCAATGCCTCGAGGTTTTGAAGCGTGGCGGCAACGTGGCGGTCGTTTTCCGAAAGTCTTTGCCGACGAACTGGAACGGATATCCGGTCATCAATGGCGATGAGAATGACCTTCGTTTTCTCGATCCTAAGGGTGTTGTTGTGGGCCTGACCGCGAAAGGTAAAGCAAAGACCGACACGACGGGCTTTGTCGTGGGTTAAAGCAACGTGTCAGCCTATGCGAAAGCGTAGGTTGCAACGTGTCTTTAGTCTCAATCAAAACTCAATCCATCAAATCCAATGATCAACCGATATCCGGGCCAATGCGTCCAATGTCACGAATACGTTCCCTCAGGCTTAGGAACCGTCACCAAACGCAACCGCGCATGGCGCATAGACTGCAATGCATGCACCGGCCGCATGCCTGAGAATTCCGGCCTTGTGTGCGTCAAAACCTCCTCCGGTTGGACAGGCACGCGCAATGCGCGCGGGCGTTGCGAAGACGCGCCATGCTGCGGGTGCTGCTCTTTCTAAACCCTAAACCCAACGAATAAAAAACCATGTCCAATATCCCGCTTGTCCCTTTCCTACGCTTGCGCGAGTGCGAGGAACCTTTCGTAATGCACGGCCGTCGTTGGCTCTTTGTCACCTGTCTACGCGCAGACGGTTTTCCCGACATTGGAGTCTATTCTTTCGACACCGATCTTTGCCACGATTACCTAGCGTGGCGTGAAGCTTTCAACCTCAAATAAAACCCAACGCATCCAATGACATCAATCCAACGCATAGAAACGGCCGTGGACAACCTGATCAACGGAAACCTCACGCACGCACGCAAGTCCGCACGCGGCCTGACATATTCTGACATATTCGACTGGCTGACTGGTCCAGTCGGATGGACGGAAAAACGCTCCCGCGCATGCGCGGATTATCTGATCGGCCGCATAGACTACCGCACCTATTGCAAAGCGGACCGTTGACCTCTCCTCCGCGCTTCATTCGAAAGAGTGGAGCGAAAGGGTAGGCCACCTATCCGCAACCAATCCAAAGCATGAAAACCATTCACGAAATCATCCAAGAAATCCAATTTTTCGACCCTGCAATCCGCGCATTTGACGCGCACGACCTACCGCAATCCGTCCGCGCGTACCTGCACCACAACTACCGCATGGACGCGCGCCTGACGGACGAGGAGCAACAACTTGTTGAAACCTCATTCGAGCCGTTCGCCGACAACATCCGCGAAGCATTTCAGGACGATCCAAGGCCTGACGCAACTCGATTCTATCTGTTCGACGATCTTAGTCTGTACGTCAAAACGAATGCCGGACCGGAGCTATGGGCCGACGCGCAGGTATTTGTCGTCGAACGAATTCTCCCGAGCATGCGCCTGACGCGCCTTGAAGCGGACTTGATGCGCGAAATCGGAATGGACGATCAGGTCAGCGAGGTCCGCGACGACTTTTTCTCGGCCTTCGCGCATGTTCTCCATCGCGACTGCGGCATCCCGCATTGCGACGCGCGCGAACACTGGAACGCCTTTTCGCGCCAGCTATCGGACTACGCATGCGAGTCAATCGTCCTGGGCGGCGGCGAATCAGGCCGCGCCGAAGGCCTTCGTTTCGCGTCGGAATACAGTGTCAACGCCTGAATCCAATGAAAACCCATACCCCCGGCCCTTGGCATGTTGTTTCCGATCCGCAATGGGAAGGAAAGCATCCGAATCACTCGCACCGTTTTATCTGCAATGTTCCCGCGTTCGCGCAGGTTTATCCTCCGACCGAGGGCGAGGATGACGGCTGGCAAGTGTTCCATGATGACGTTGGCAGAACCATCTGCCACATGACCGACACCATTGAAATCGAATCCAACGCGCGCCTAATCGCCTCCGCGCCCGACTTGTTATCCGCGCTTGAATTTGTTTCTGGCATTTTGTCTCAACCGGTTTTTCGGAATGATTCAATCGACTCCGCGTCGTCTTCGATCATGCGCAATGATGCGAAAGTGGCATTGCACCATATCGCAAATACAATCGCCAAGGCAACCGGAACCAACGCATGAAAACCAAACAACCAACCTATCGCGAACTTTACCTTCGCGCCTATGCGGCCCACGCGCAAGAGGAGGGCAAATATCAGCGTCTGCTTTACATCACGCGCAAGATTGCGAAAGCGATTCCTGCAGGGCATGAAGTCTTGAAAGATTGGGAAGATTGGGAACAACAAATCGAAGAGAACGAAAAATGAATCTATTACAATGCACAAGCCATGCCCCGTGGAAGGCTGAATTTGGAAGGAGCGGATGGTGCGTTCTGTCCGCACGGGGAGAAGGGGTTGCGTGCGTTCGTGAGGACATGATCCACGGTGAGGCAAACGCCATCCTCATTGCCTCCGCCCCCGATCTTCTCTCCACGCTTGAACGTCTAGTGCATCCAATGGCCGACGACGACGACCTAGACTACGCGCGCGAGGTAATCAGGAGGGCGAAAGGCCAGTGATTCAAACCGGGGGTGCGCGCATCCGTTCCACGCGCAACAAATCCAACGAAAACCACCCAAAACCGCATCAAATCATGCATCCATTGCTTCTCTCGGCCCTCATCCAAGTCGAATCCGGTGGAAACGATCATGCCAAAGGCCGTCACGGCGAGCTTGGCGCGCTTCAGATCAAATCGATCATGGTCCGCGACGTGAATCGGATCATGGGGACGCACTACGCGCACCAACAGGTAACCAACCGCGCCATCTCGATCTTCATCGCGGAAAGCTATTTCGCGCACTACGGCAAACACCTCAGCGACGAATCTTTAGCTCGACTCTGGCAAGGTGGGCCAAAAGCCCTTAAAAGATCATCATCACGCGCTTATGGCCGCCGGGTCATGCGCGAACTTCAATCAATG